AAGAAAGCATTATTGCCGCGGGAGAAAAAGCTGTAAAGCAATTAGTTAAAGTGGCTAAAGAAGAAATTATAAAATATGATAAAGATGATGAGCTGGCAGCGGACAGGTTAAAAAATGCTGCTGCTACTAAAAAGTTAGCCATCTTTGATGCTTTTGAAATATTAAAACGTATAGAAGAAGAACGAGCGTTATTAGACGGAAGTGTAGTAGAGAAAAAAAATAATACATTAAAAGGATTTGCTGAATCAAGATCAAAATAAATTATATAAAGAATTACAAAACTTTATTCCTAAATCTGTTATATCAAATAAAAACAGAGCACGAACATGGTTGTATGGATATAATGAAAAATACGATGTAGTTGTCATTTCTAAAACCGGACAGATAGAAAGTGTTATTGAAATTAATGGATTAAAAATAGCATTACCAAAAGCTCCTAAGAATATATATCAAAGAGATAAAAAGAAAGACGAACAATATTGGCAACCTACTTTAATACCTAAAGAGTTAAAAAGAATTAAGTCTATTTTTCAATGGCATGACACTCCAGATACTTTTAAAAGTAAATGGGTAGAATATATAGAAGAAGAGTTTGATCGCAGAGACCAAGGATACTGGTTTATGAATAATGGGGTTCCAACTTATATAACAGGAACTCATTATATGTATTTACAATGGACTAAGATTGATGTAGGAAATCCTGACTTTAGAGAGGCTAACAGAATATTTTATATTTTTTGGGAAGCATCTAAAGCAGACAAAAGAAGTTTTGGAATGTGTTACTTAAAAATAAGACGTTCTGGATTTTCTTTTATGGCTTCAGGTGAATCAGTTAATTTAGCAACAATATCAAGTGATAGTAGATATGGTATATTATCAAAGTCAGGTGCTGATGCAAAAAAAATGTTTACTGACAAAGTAGTTCCTATATCGGTTAATTATCCTTTCTTTTTTAAACCTACACAAGACGGTATGGATCGTCCTAAAACAGAGTTAGCTTATCGTGTACCAGCTAGTAAGTTTACACGTAGAAAACTAACAGCTATAGATGATTTAGATGAAGAATTAAAAGGATTAGATACTACAATTGACTGGAAAAATACAGGGGATAATAGTTATGATGGTGAAAAACTTCAATTACTACTTCATGATGAAAGTGGTAAGTGGGAAAAACCGGATAACATATTGAATAACTGGAGGGTAACTAAAACTTGTTTACGATTGGGAAGTAAAATTATTGGTAAGTGTATGATGGGATCTACGTCAAACGCATTAGACAAAGGAGGTTCTAATTTTAAATCTTTATATGAAGACTCTATGCCTAACAAACGGAATGCCAATGGTCAAACTAAAAGTGGATTATATTGTTTATTTATACCTATGGAATGGAACTTTGAAGGGTATATAGATAGATATGGTATGCCTGTACTTTACACTCCTAAAAAACCTATTATAGGAATAGATGGTGAAGATATAAAAGTAGGAGCAATAGACTATTGGAAAAATGAAGTAGAGTCTTTAGCTCATGATGCAGACGCTCTTAATGAATTTTACCGACAATTTCCAAGGACCGAATCTCATGCGTTTAGAGATGAAAGTAAACAGTCTTTATTTAACTTAACAAAAATATATCAGCAAATTGATTATAATGATTCTTTAATTATGGATCACCATACTACTCGCGGTTCGTTTCATTGGGAAAACGGAATTAAAGATAGTAAAGTAATCTGGTCTCCTAATCGAAGAGGTAGGTTTTTAGTTACCTGGACTCCGCCTCCGGGATTACAAAATAGAATGGTTACCGAGAGGGGAAGAAAAAAACCAGGTAATGAATATTTAGGATCATTTGGCTGTGACTCTTATGATATTTCAGGAGTAGTAGTAGGGAAGGGATCGAATGGAGCTTTACATGGATTAACTAAATTTAATATGGATGAGGCTCCAAGTAATGAGTTTTTTTTAGAATATATTGCCAGACCTCAAACTGCAGAAATATTTTTTGAAGAAGTTTTAATGGCGTGTTTTTTATGGCATGCCTATATTATGTGAGAATAACAAGCCTCGTTTGTTATATCATTTTAAAAACAGAGGTTATAGAGGATATTGTCTAAATAGGCCAGATAAAACTTATAATAAATTATCTAAAACGGAAAGAGAATTAGGAGGGATTCCTAATACTTCAGAAGATGTAAAACAGTCACATGCTTCGGCTATTGAATCTTATATAGAAAAATATGTAGGATTAGATATGACGGGAGATTATAGAGAAGAAGGAGATATGGGAAGTATGTTTTTTCAACGTACATTAGAAGATTGGGCAAAGTTTGATATAACTAATAGAACAAAATTTGACGCTGCGATTAGTTCAGGATTAGCTATTATGGCTAATCAAAAACACTTATACACACCGTCTAAACAAAAATCAAAAATAAGTATTAACTTTGCGAGATATAATAATACAAATACACTTAGTAAATTAATTACATGAAACCAGTAACAATAGACATTCAAGCTGCTGCGTTTCCTGACCAATTTGTGTCTGATAGCCAGAAGAAAAAAAAGACTTTTGGACTACAAGTAGGTCAAGCTATACAATATGAATGGTTTAGAAAAGACGGCATGAATTGTAGGTTTTACAATCAGTGGGCTGACTTTAATAGACTACGATTGTATGCAAGGGGAGAGCAGTCTGTAGCAAAATATAAAAATGAATTAGCCGTAGACGGAGACTTATCTTATCTAAATTTAGATTGGACACCAGTACCTGTTATCCCTAAATTTGTAGACATTGTAGTAAACGGAATGTCCGACCGTTTATTTAAAGTAAACTGTATAGCTCAAGACGCTATGTCTGCAGAAAAAAGAAATGATTTTCAAAAGATGGTAGAAGTAAATGTTGCCGCTCAAGATTTATTCCGTCAAGTAGAAAAAGATTTTGATATGGAGGTTTTTCAAGTAGATCCTAAAACGCTACCTCAAAGTGATAGTGAGTTAGAATTATATATGCAACTTAATTATAAGCCAGCTATAGAAATCGCAAATGAAATCGCAATCAACACTATGTTGGAAGAGAATCATTATAGCGATGTAAGAAGAAGAGTGGATTATGACTTAACTACTATAGGTATTGGTATAACTAAACATATGTTTCAACAGGGAGATGGTATTAGAGTGGAATATGTGGACCCAGCTAATGTAGTATATAGTTATACAGAAGATCCTTATTTTAAGGATTGTTTTTATTGGGGAGAACTTAAAACACTTCCAATAACTGAAGTATTAAAAATAAACCCGGACTTAACAACCGAAGATTTAGAAGAGATATCACAATATAGTCAAGCGTGGTATAACTATTATAATACTGCAGCTATATATGAAAATAGTATGTTTTCTCGTGATAGCTGTACGTTATTGTTTTTTAATTATAAAACCACCAATAGTTTTGTTTATAAGAAAAAACAAATGGCAGATGGTACATTTAAAACTGTAGAAAAAAATGATGAGTTTAATCCTCCTGAAGAGATGATGGAAGAAGGAAAAAGAATAGATGTATGGTATGATGGAGTAATGGTTATGGGAAGTAATTTATTACTTAAGTGGGATATGATGGAAAATATGGTAAGACCAAATTCTGCAAGTCAATATGCCATGCCTAATTATATAGCTTGTGCTCCAAGAATGTATAAAGGAATATTAGATTCTTTAGTAAAAAGAATGGTGCCTTTTGCCGATTTAATACAAATGACTCATTTAAAATTACAACAGGTAGTTTCTAAAGTAGTTCCTGATGGAGTGTTTATTGATGCGGATGGATTAAATGAGGTAGATTTAGGAACAGGTAATGCTTATAGTCCAGAAGACGCATTAAGGTTATACTTTCAAACAGGTAGTGTTGTGGGAAGAAGTTATACGCAAGATGGAGAATTTAATAATGCTAAAGTTCCTATCACTCAATTAACATCTAATAGTGGAGGGAGTAAAATGCAAATGCTGATAGGAAATTACAATCATTACTTAGGAATGATAAGACAGGTAACAGGGCTGAATGAAGCTCGAGACGCATCTACCCCTGACCCTAACTCTTTAGTTGGTGTTCAAAAATTAGCAGCTTTAAATTCTAATGTAGCTACTCGACATATATTAAATGCCAGCTTGTTTATTACACGTAGATTAGCGGAAGCTTTATCTATTAGAACTGCAGATGTTTTAGAGTATGCAGATTTTAAAGATGAGTTTGCAATGCAAATTGGAAAATATAATTTAAATATTATAGAAGATATACGAAATCTTTATTTATATGACTTTGGTATATCTATTGAAATGAGTCCAGACGAAGAAGAAAAAGCTCAGTTAGAGGCTAATATACGAGAGTCTTTAAAAAATGGAGGTATTGATTTAGAAGACGCTATTGATATTAGAACTATTAATAATTTAAAAATGGCTAATCAATTATTAAAAGTTAAACGTAAACAAATGGCTGAGGAAAAGAAACAGCAGGCTATGCAACAACAAGCTATGCAAGCTCAACAACAACAAGCATTACAACAGCAAGCCGCTCAATCTAAAATGCAACAAACTCAAACCGAGCTTCAGGCTAAAATTCAGATTAAACAAGCAGAGATTGCTTTTGAAATTGAAAAGCTTAATAGTGAAGCTGAATTAAAACGTAGGCTTATGGATGTAGAATTTAGATATAATATGCAACTTAGAGGAATGGAGCAATCAGAAATAAACGCCAGAGAACTTCAAAAAGAAAAAGCTAAGGCCGATCGTATTAGTCAAGGAAACACACAGCAATCTAAAATGATTACTCAGAGAAAAACAGGAGGAGCTCCTATTAACTTTGAATCAAACGAAGATAGCTTAGATGGTTTTGACTTGGCAGAATTTGAACCAAGATAAGCTTAAAAAAATAATTAAATTAATATTAACTTTGCAAAAATTAAATTAAATAAAATGGAAGAAAATAAAAATGAAACTACTGAACAACCAAAGTTTACAGTAAAAGAAGTTACAGGAGAAGAAAAGTCTAAAGCTGAAATAGAAGAAAGTTTACTTGAAAAACATCAAGAAAAATTTGAAGCTAAAGAAAATACTTCTGAAACAGATAAAGTAAGTGTTGCTGAAGAAAACACTGCAAATGAAGAAGTAAAAGAAGAACAACAAGCAAATGAAAAGGAATCATCAGATATAACTGATGAAAGCGTTCTTTCATATATTAAAGAGAGATATAACAAAGACATATCATCAGTAGATGATTTGTTTGCTCAACGTGAGTTAAATGAAGAACTACCTGAAGATGTATCTGCGTATTTTAAATACAAAAAAGAAACTGGACGTGGTATTGAAGATTTTGTTAAGTTACAACAAAACTATGATGACATGGATAGTGATAAATTGCTTTCTCAATATTATTCTCAAACTGAAGAAGGTTTAGACAGTGAGGATATTAAAGATTTAATGATCGATAAATTTGGGTTTGATGCAGATTTAGATGATCCAAAAGATATTAAGAAACGTGAGAGAGCAAAGAAAAGGGAACTTGTAAAAGCTAAAAAGTTTTTCAATGAACAAAAAGATAAGTATAAAACTCCTCTTGAGTCAAGCGGGAGTGGATTATCTGACGAGGACAGAGAAAAGTTTAATAGCTATAAAAGTTATGTAGAGGAATCTACTACTGCACAAGAGGCTCAGAAAAAAAGGTATGATTATTTTGTTTCAAAAACCGCTGAGGTTTTTAACGATGAATTCAAAGGTTTTGAGTTTAATATCGGAGAGAAAAAATTCACCTTCAAACCTGGGGATAGGAACGAGTTGAAAAGCAAGCAATCGGATGTTAATAATTTCGTGGGTAAATACATGGATGAAAAAACAGGATTAATTGCTGATCCACACGGATACCATAAAGCAATGTCAGTAGCTATGAATCTGGATAAATTTGCTGAGTTTTTCTACAATCAAGGAGTGACTGCGACTGTAGATGAAGTTAGTAAAAAATCTAAAAATATTAATATGGATATGCGTAAAACGCCTGTTTCATTAAATAAAAATGGATTACAGATTAAAGCAGTTGGTGATACAAGCAGTGGTAGAGGACTTAAAATTAGAAGTATTAAAAAAAGTTAAATAATTAAAAAAATTAAAAATTATGGCAGTATTAGCAACACCAGGGTTTGACCTTCAGCCAAGTGCGGAAAGAGTTGCCCTACCAACAAACTATATTACCAATTTTGATTTCTTGAATCAGTATCTACCTGATACTTATG